GAAGTCTATCATATTGTCATTTCACTAACAGATACAATCTTTTAAAAAGGAGCACTTAATAAATGGGTGAAGCAGAAGAAAAAGCAAAAATTAAAATTACGATCGCAAAGCCGATCGTAGGTAAAAAAGTATTTTACTTTATTCAATCAATCCACGCTGAGAAAGGTAACGGAGCAATGCTTCCGGCTTACCGTACAGACGGGACCACAACAATGGGTGGCGAATACATTGACGAACAAACTCAACAAGGGCGCTTGCTTGAAAAAGCAACAGATGAGCACTCTATCGAGTTGACTCAATATTTCGCGCCAAAAGATCCTTCAGTTCAAACTGTATTGGACGCACAAAAAACTGGTGAATCTTTGAAGATCTGGCGTGTTATCGTTGACGATAGCGTCAAAGAGACTTCAACTGGTAAAGACACTTATCCAGCACAATTTGGATATGGTAAGATCACAGATGATGTTGAATTCACTGACGCAATCGATGGATTCGTTGAACTTAATTATACAGTGGGTATCGTTGGACGCTTGCGCGATGGTAAGTTCCCACTTTCAGCGGAAGAAATCGCAATGTTGAACGACGTTTACGAGTACCAAAACCCGGGCGAAACAACAGGCGATTACAACAATATTACACGCTAATTTTTCAAGCAAAGGGGCCTCGGAAGCCCTTTTGCTTTTATTTTTTTGACAAAAAAGGAGTTATTCAATGGAATTTACAGTTGGAAGCCGTTCAATCGAGATCAAATTTGATTATATGACCATGTATAAGGTCAATCGTGACTTGGGATCTCAAGGACCAGACGGAACACGTAACGAAGACGGCGTCGGAGCTCTATTCCTTCGAGTTGTTGATCGTAACGATTCGGCTCTTGCGGACCTTATCAAGCTATGCGCGAGCAAGAAAGCAAAAGCCGTAAGCGATGAAGAAGCTATCAAGGCAATCGCGGACAAGATGGAAGAGCTCGGAGCAGAAAGCACAGAGCCACTATTTGAAGCACTAGAAGAAGAGATGGTCGAATCTGGTTTTTTCAAAGAGAAAGTTTCGAAATACTTAGAAAATCTCGAGCTGGGATTGAAGTATCTCAAAGCCAAAGCAGAAACAGCGGAGGACAAGGCACAAGCGGAACTTCAGATCGAGCAGACAGAGGCGCAGATTGGGCGCTTGAGAAGCGCAATCTCTTAATAGAGTGTGCTCGCTTGGGTCTGACTGACCCGAATATTATTTTTTCATGCACGAAAAACGAGCTCGACGCGATTCGCGAGGGCCTTTATTATCGAGCGATCGAGGAAAGAGAAAACCTCGTCGAACTTGCTTTTAACTTACGATACACGCTAAACGCTAAAAAAGCGGACTTCGGCAAGTTGAGCAAGAAAAAAGATCGTGAAAAGGTCCGACGTCTATTCAGACAACGCGAAGAGCGCGGGGACTCTCAAGGTATGCTCGAGAAGATCGAGCGTCTTAATGAACATTTCAGAAATAGATAGATAGGAGGTGGGGCGATGGCTTTTGATGGATCGATTGAAGCGATTATCGGCGCGGACTTAACCGGGTATGAAAAAGCGATGAGCGACGTTGTAAGCTCAACGCGTAAAGCATTTCAAAACGCGGCACAGGAAGCGTCAAAAAGCGCAAATCAGATGATTCGTGAAGTTGGTCAGCTTATGAACCGGCTTGCAAACAGCAACCAAAATATCGGATCCAAGATCGGCCAAGGATTGACCGGCGGATTAAAAATCGCCCTCGGAGAGCTACAGCGTATCTCTTCTAACATTGGCGCAAAATTACCGGACCCCATACGAAGGGCATTTACTCGTGTTTCGGCTGATATTAAATCAGTCTTAGGAACGATGAAAAATGACGTTGCCACACTTGGGGCCGGCATTAATTCCAAAATCAAAAAAGCGTTTGATTTTAATATTTCAAACGCGATCAAATCGCCGAAGAGTGCTTTTGCTGAAATGGCAAACAGCGTTGACTCTATGGCCCAACGGATCAGCTCAAAAGTCCACAGTATCGGCTCGGTCTTTACTAATTCGGCAAACAATATGTCCGGCTCGTATAAGACGGCCTTCGGTGCGATTGGGGACTCTATGGCACGGTTAGAAGCTCGGATCCAGTCAACGGCTGGAAGCATTACGAGCGCACTTGGCCAAAAGGTGCTAAACCCGATCAATTCTTCATGGTCCAGTATGTTTTCAAACTTGACCAACAAGGCAAACAGCTTCGCGGATCGGGTCAAAAACTCGTTCGGTGGTCGGATTCTTTCTTCAGTCAACAACCTTGCTAGTACTGTAAGTGGACGACTCGGAAACGCGTTCCAGACGGCCGGACAGAAGGCAGTCAGCGCGTTAACTGGGATCGTGAGTCACACGGACAGGGCAACGAGCGCGTCAACGAACTTGCTCAAGCAGGTTTTAGGTGTGGCGGCTGCTTACAAACTCTTTGATCTTGGGAAACAAGCAATCAAGAGTACTGTTTCGAAAGCTGCTGAGTTTGAAGCCAAAATGAGCAATATCAAGGCCGTTACTGGTGAGAGTGAAGCGACGATGAAGAAATTCAACGACGCTGCAATCAAAGCTGGTGCAGATACAGCCTTTAGCGCCGCAGAAGCAGCGGACGCAATCGGCGAACTTGCCAAAGCCGGGGTATCGACAAAAGATATCCTAAATGGTGGGCTTACCGCGTCCCTTAACTTGGCCACAGCGGGCGAGCTTGACTTGAAAGAAGCGGCAGAAATTACTTCGACAGCCTTAAACGCGTTTAAACGCGACGGCATGACGGCCACACAAGCGGCGAACCAACTCGCGGGAGCTGCTAACGCGTCAGCGACAGACGTCCACGAGTTGAAATATGGTCTTTCAATGGTCGCTCCGGTCGCTTCAGGGCTTGGCTTATCATTCCGTGATACCACAAACGCCCTCGCAGTATTCGCGCAAAACGGACTTAAAGGGTCCGACGCCGGAACGTCTCTTAAAACTATGCTTATGAATCTGCAACCGCAGACGAAGAAGCAAACAAATCTGATGAAAGATTTAGGCATTATAACCGAGGACGGTTCGAACCAGTTCTTCACGGCTGAAGGTAAAATCAAGTCATTCGCTGAGATCTCTCAAGTCTTGAAAGATCACTTGGGTGGACTTACTGACGCTGAAAAACAAATGGCCTTGAAAACCATGTTCGGTACCGACGCGGTGCGTGCTGCAACTATCGCGATGAACGAGGGAGCAGACGGCGCTAACAATATGCAAGAGGCTATTGACAAGGTGACGGCTGCTCAAGTTGCGGCTGAAAAGCTCAACAACTTAAAAGGGGCCGTCGAGGCTTTGAGTGGATCTTGGGAAACACTTCAAATTCAAGTCGGAACGGCAGTTTTGCCAGTTCTTACGACACTCGTCAAATGGATTGACAAGCTAGTTGACAAATTGTCCAACTCGCAAGGGCTACAAAAGTTTTTAGACGCCCTTAACTCGTTGAACCCGGCATTGAATCAATTCCTTAATGGAACTAAAATGACCGACGAGCAAGCGAATAAGTTTAAAGGCACCATGCAAGTCGTAAAACCAGCCGTGACAGCTCTTGTGGGCGCGTTTGCGTTTGGTCCGGCAGTACGCGGACTAACTTCGCTTACTGGTATCATGGGAACAGTCGCAAGTAAGACGCTGGCCCTTGGATCAATCGCGTCTAGTGCGTTTAGCACGGCCGGAGGCTTCATTTCTAGCTTTGCGGGTAAAGTAGCAGGTATTCCGGGTGTGCTCGGTGGAGCTGCTTCACAAGGTTTATCGGTTCTTGGAATGATGGCGACTGGGATCGCTTCCGTTATGGGAATTGCCCTCGCGTCAATCGGTCCGGCTGCTATTTTGGGTCTAGTCCTTGCTGGTCTTGGTCTAATAAATCAACAATTTGGAAAACAGATCGATCAGTTGATTACCTTGGTAACGACTAAAGGGCCGATGATTATTCAAAACCTTGTAAATGGGATCACTAGTCAATTACCGAGCCTAATCGCTTCGGGTGCTGATCTAGTGGCGAAACTCGCGCAAGGCTTTGCAACAATGTTCCCAGTGATCGTTGACGCTGGTATTCAATTAATCGGCAGTCTCGTTCAAGGTGTGGGTCAAAATGCAAGTTCTTTGATCTCGTCCGCGGTAACGATTATCGGGACTTTGGTCAACAGCTTACTTTCAGCATTGCCACAGCTCCTCGCTATTGGTATGCAGTTACTTCTCAGCATTACGCAAGGAATCTTGCAAAACTTACCGCAGATCCTTTCGACAGCGAAACAGATTGTAACTAACTTTATTACTAATATGCAAGCGCAATTCCCACAGATCCTTCAACAAGGTATTCAAATTTTGATGAATGTCGTCCAAGGGATCATTCAAGCCTTACCAACGATCATCGATATTGCGACACAAGTCATTGTCGGATTTATTCAAACGATCTTGTCAAACTTACCAACGATCTTACAAGGTGGTATTCAGCTTATCGTGGCGCTTGTCCAAGGGCTTATTAACGCCTTGCCGAAGATTGCACAATCTGGCGCTCAGATTATCGGTCAGCTTATCATGGGACTTGCTAAAGCCTTGCCACAACTTGCAATGGCTGGGGTGCAATTAGTCGTACAACTTGCGACGTCATTGATTACTGGTATTCCTAAGATCGTAGGCGCTGCATGGGATATCATCAAGGGATTCGGTGGTGCATTGCTCAACTTCATTCCGAACGCTCTGAAAGGCGTTGCGGACGCCGTCGGCAACTTCTTCGGTGGTATCTGGGATTGGATCTCTGGAAAGTCCGAAGCAGGTGGAGCGAAGGTCGAAGCGACGATCGGAGCAACAGCGGAACATATCTCGAACAAGAGCTCGGAAACGACCGCGAAGGTAAGCTCGGACGCGACGACCGCGAATACTAACGTCAGCACGAATTACCAACAAATGCAAGCAAACGTCAGCACGTCAACGAATACAATGACCGCGGACGTATCGAATAACATGATGAACCTTGCAAATAGCACAATGACGACCACGTCAACAATGCAACAAGGCGTATCGACGAATTTCGGTATGATGAACGCTGACGGCACGATGAACATGCAACAGCTTGCAATGAATACCGATACGTCATTTAACCAAATGAACGCAAACGCAGTTACTCAAACGGGCCAAATGAACTCTGGTGTAACAGCTAATATCAGCCAGTTAAACGCTAACGCAAGCTACCAGATGGATCAACTCCTAAATAACGCAAACGCGAGCACGGCGGGCGTAAATACCGCAGCAAATACTAACGCTCAACTTGCAAATTCGGGAGTAGTGAGCAACTTCCAACAAATGCAAGCAGGCGCGACGACGGCTACAAATACGATGGCAAGCAACGCACAAGCTGACTTTGCCAAAGTCTCTCAACAAGCGCAACAATCAAGCGCGCAATTATCGCAAGCAGTAACCGCAAATTATAACCGAATGAAGACGGCAGTCACGGAATCAATGAACGCGACGGCTCAAGCGGTTCAAGCCGGGCTTACAAAGATCTCGCAAGTAAGCTCTTCGGCTGGTAAACAACTAGAAAGCGCGTTTAAGTCAACGTTCCAAAGTGTGACAAATAGCGCTAAAAGCGGTATGCAAGCATTTACTAGCACTATGCAATCAAGCATGAATCAAGCTGTTTCGCTTACTAGGTCAACTTGTGCTCAGATTTCAGCTTCGTTTGGCTTACTTCCGGCTATGCTTCAAATGGTCGGTTTTAACGCTGGTGTGGGTCTATACAATGGTCTTGCTTCAATGGCTGGGTCGCTCTATGCGCTCGCTTCTAGTATCGCTTCAAATATCGCTTCGGTTATGCGTTCAGCGTTGAGTATTCACTCGCCGTCTCGCGTCATGAAAACGATCGGGGGCTTCACGGGTGAAGGTCTCTATATCGGTATGAAAGACTGGGTCGGTGATATTAAGGCAATGTCCAAACAATACGCGCAAGCTATCACAGATCAAGACTATCAAACTAACAGCGTATTGACCACAAGCGCGAGCGTGACAAGCTCGGGCGTTCGTTCATCTCTTGAGGACTTGAGCGATGAGGTCAAAAATTCGCAACTTTCGAACCAAAAATTTGAAGTACATAACGAGATCGTGGGAGACAAGATCTATACCACGATCAAAGAGAAGGACGCGAGAGAAAAGGCGCTGGACGCTTATTTCGCGTAAGGGGGAACGATGGACTTATTAATTGAAAAAGACGGCCAAAGCCAGAAACTTTCTGGCCTTGGTCTTTACAATATCACGGTCGAAGAT